ACATTTTTTAAGTATTTTTTTTAATTTTAATTCTTTTGATTTGTCTTTTTTACATTCTTTACAAAAAAAACCATTTAATAAATTAATTGGTGTTTGTTCAAATTCACCATGTTTATTACAAATGACTTTGACTTTTTTGTGCATATTTTTATAATCTATTTTAGAATAATCATAATTATTATCAATTTTCATAATTCTTTCTTTAAAATCATCACTTGTAATTTTACTATAATTCATTTATTCATTTATCTATATTATTTTATAAAAAATCAATACCATTAATATTTTTTAAATATCCTTTTTGTATTAATTCTTTAATTATAATTGTAGCAGGTCTTTTATCTAATAATTTAAACATATTAAATATGTTATCTGTAAAGTAGTAAGAAAGTTCTACAAATATTTCAGATTTTGTATATCTAAATCCAAGTTCTTTTAATAATAAATTATAATAATTATTAAAAGTTTCTTTATTTGGTTTTCTTCTATTTTGTTTAAAATCTAATCCTGTTTTATTTTCTAATATTTCAAAGACATCTTTTGTTAAGTTATTTTGATTTAAATAATCATCTGTATAACTATCAAATTCAAGATCAAAGATTTTAAAATTATCATTATGAATCATATCTGTTCCGGTATAACCATTTTCATTACTATCTTGTTTTTCTTCTAATTTTCCTTTAAAGATAGTATCTCTTTGTAATGTATGTTTACCTTCTTGTCTATGTTTATTTGTATTTAATCTATATATCATATCAAAATCACCATCTATATCAGTTACATTATCATCTAATATAAAATCATTAAATTGTATAATATCTTTTTCTTCTAAATCTTCATCTATATCAATTTCTTCATCTTCTAGATTATCTAAATCATTTTCTAATTCTTCTATTTCATTAATTTCTTCTTCTACTTCTTCTTCAGAAATATTACACTCATCAATTTCTTCTTTATTTTCTTTAATAATATCAATAGACTTACCTTCAATTATTTCAATTTCTGCATCAGAAAAATCAATCAATTCATCGTCATCTAAGTCTAAATAGTCTTTTTTATTTAACATAATTATTATATTTTTTTTACTTAGAACCTAATAATATATCATTTTCCATAGTTAAATACTTTGTATTAAAATCAAATTTAATTTGTTCTTCATGGTGTTCACCATCTCTTAATTTTAAAATTTTTAATTTATATATATTTTCTTTTTTCATTTGTGGATTTCTAATAATAGCCCATACACAATCAGCAGATTCTGCAATTGCTTTACTTTCTGGTATATCATTTAGATTTATATCATTTGCACCCCATACTGATTTATCTGTTTGTGTTGCAGTAATCATACAAATATCATATTTATCACCCAAACGTCTTAATCCTTCTGCTAAATGTTTTCCTTTAAGATATAACATATTAGTTAAATCATAACCTTTTTCAATTGACATAAGATTTATATAATCAATAACCATTACATCAATTTTTATTTTTTTTGTTTCTTCAAACTTCTTAATAAAATTTTCAAGATCAGTAACAGTACAATCACTTGTTGGATATTTTTTGATAAATATTTTACCTGATTTTCCACCATCAAATAATTTATTGGAAACAGACATACTTTTTAATTCATTTATTTTATTCTTAATAAAAACTGAATCTTTACTTATTTCATCATAATTATCTGCATCAACTCTAAATCTCATAGAACCTAATCTCTTCATTACTTTATGCTTAGCCATTTCAAGTGTTACAAATACAATATTTTTTCCTTCATCTGCTAATTTTGCTGTTAAATTTTGAAGCCACATTGAATTATGTGATAATATATCATTAGTATAATACCTATGATTCATATCATTTAAAGACAAATCATACATATTAGATTTTTTATCAGATTTATAAATTTCAGATATAGTTTCTAATCCATTTTTAGTAATTATTTTATCACCAACTTTTAGATTTTCTACATATTTTTCATTCATACTATAATCAAATACAATATGTTTATCTGCACATATTAATTCATTATTTGTAGTTTTTAAAACCCATTCATCATATTCAATTGTTTTACCTATTTCTTTTATATCAGACCATCCTGTATCAGTTTCAATTTCCCAATCTGATACATCAAATGTTTCTATAAATTTTTTATATGTTTCTTCACTAATCATTCATAATAAATTATTTTTTAATAAAATCTATACATTCTTGTATAACTTTTTCTTTATTTTGTTTATAATCATATTCTAAAATATGTAACAATTCATATCCACTATCTAATATATCTTTATCTCTCAATCGTTCTCTTTGTTTATTTTCTGGTGTATTTCTATGATAATATGTACCATCAAATTCTATTATTTTATTTTTATTTTTAATAAAAAAATCAGGTGATATAATGGAATCATTTAATTCTAATTTATATTCATTATTTTTCCCACTATCATCTTTACTATCATTTTTTAATGTAGCAAAAAATATTTCAACATCAGTTAAATTAAGAATATTATATACTTCCCAAAATAATTCTTGACTTATTTTAGAAAAATTAGTTTTCTTATAATTACTAAACCATTTTAATTGTCTATCCATCCATATTTTCTTACCTTTTTCTTTTCCATATTTACTTATACATATTTCTAAACTAAATGTTTTTTGTCTTTCTATTATTTTTAATTTGGCATCTTCTTCACTATATCCTTTTTTTAACCAATATCCTATTTGAGTAGTATTTACATCTTGATATAATTCTGGATTATCTTTTCTTTTTTTCCAAGTTTTATTATGAATCATATCAAATACTTCTTTAACTTTAATAATAGTATCTTCTTCACTATATCCTCTTTTAATCCAATATTCCTTACTTTGATGTGATTTTTCTTTAAAAAAATCATTATTATCATTATAACTTTTTTGTAATCCATCCTTTATTTTAATTCCTCTATCCAATGCTCTATCATTCATCATTTTTATTGCATCTTCTTTAGATAAATTATATTTATACATTAAAAATTCGTGTGTTCCAGTTGCCCTTGTTTTACCTAAACATTCTTTTGAACCACATATTTTATGATATCCAATACTAATATTTTTAAAAAGTGCATCTTCTCCACAAAAATAACATTTACCTTCATCTTCTTTTTTTAAATATTTATCATAATAATCTTTAATTTGATTATCATTTAATAAATGTTTTTTAGATAAATGAATAGATAATCCTATAATTTCATTACATTCCTTATTACATATTTCACATTTCATAATATTCTTTTACTTTTATATATAAATATAAGAGAAACCAATATTGGTTATTGTTTTTTGTTTTTTATTAAATTGAAAAAATCACCTATTTTTATTTCTTCTATTTTATTAGTTTTTTTATTTCTAATTTTTACTAAAGTGTTGAAAATAAAACACTTACCCACATTAGTTTCCCCCATTATAAGGTTAAATGTTGCATGGTCCCATCCACCATTCATAATTTTATCCATATTAGAAAATCCAGTTGACATTTTTCTAAGAGAAACTAATTGTTTATGTTTTTCTGGATCATCAAAATCATCACCAAAATCTTCATCATCATTTCCCATTATATCAATTTCATTGAAGCTATTCTTTAATCTACCAACAATGTCCATAACATTATCATAATCAACTTCTTCCATTTTTTTAATCATATCAATAGCATCAACTACTCTATCACGTGCATGATTAGAAGATTTCCATGCTTTAAATCTTCTATCAAACCATTCATCAGAAATTTCTTGTGTATTTTCAGTAAGTAATGATCTAACTGCTTCTTTAGAAATAGTTTTATCAATATCTTGAGAAGATACCATAGTCCAAATTTGTTTTGGACTAGGTACAATTTTATCTTTACTTGTAATATAATTATTTCTTATAATTTCATATACAAAACGTATCTGGTCATTTCTAAAGAAAAATGGTAATACTTTATAAAATTGATTAGGATCTTCTAATATTTTAGCAAAGAACAATTTTTCCATATTTGTATTTACAACTTCACCCATCTCTAACTATTTAATTATTTTTTAAGCAAACAAATCTTCTTGGTCAACATCTTCAAAATCAGTATCTAATTCTTCTTCTAATACTGTTTCCATTTTATCAATATATTGTTGTTGTTCTTCAAATGAAGAATAGTCAAAATATTTATAAATAATTGGTTCTAATGCATCAAGTACTTCATTATTAAATACTTCATTAGTAAATAATTGTTTTTCATACATAGATTTATCTAAATGTCTAACATACCAATAATTACCACCACTGGTTATTTCTGTTACATTACCATTTTTATCTTTAACTGGTTTACCTTTAGCAATACCAACTTTTTCAAAATTTTCAATAGTACAAAAATGTTCTAATCCTTTAAATCTATTAGTTCCATAATTGTGATCAATTTCAAATTTAATTTTTTTAGGTTTAGCCATTCTATTTTTCTTAGCTTGTGCAGTCACAATAACACCTGATGCATTTAAATCTAAATCATCTTCATGACCAGTTTTTAATTTTGCTGTACTAAGGAATACGATTGTAGATGCAGAATATTCAGCACCTTTACCACCACTCATAATTGCTACAGGGAAGAATGCATTTGTATCTTGATATGTGTGATTAGTTGCAATCATAGGTATTTTAAGATAACCTAAATCTGAATTAATAATTCTAAACATTTGTTTGATTGCTTTAGCTCTTGTCATATCAGCTTTAGATTTTCCTTCTAATGCATCAGTTTTTTCTTTTTCTGATGCTAATTGTCCAATACTATCAAGTAATATAAGAACTTTAGGGATTTCAGAACCTTCTAATTTTTCTTTTTTAAGATTATCTAAAAATTTAGTAAGGAAGAATTTAAGGTCTTCAATATTATTAGATGAAATTAATTTTAATTTATCGGGTGTAGATTCAACACCAAAATTCTTTAGTGATTCTTTACTAACAGAGTGTTCAGTATCAATAAATAATACATAAAATCCTGATTTCTGAGCATTTCTAGCAATGTTATATAATACATATGATTTACCCGTATTTGGTTCACCTGCAAAAATAGTTATTCTATCTGCTGCAACACCACCTGTTCTTATACTTTTAGAAAGAAGTGCATCAAGAATATGTACACCTGTACTTATACATTCTTGTTTTTCATCATTTTCAATGATTATTTTTGTTTCATCAGAAATTTTGTCGATCAGACTGGAAAGTTGAGTTAAAGAAAAGGATTTTTTTGAAGTTTTTTCATTTTTCTTAGCCATTTATATTGTTATGATTTTTTTTCTAAAACATTGGAATGTTTTGAGATATTTAATTTATATTAAATATGATAAAAAGTTTATAAAATATGAAAAAAAAATTAAATAGACCTTATTAATTCAATATATAATAAAAGTTATACAAAAAAGAACATAAAAAGTTTATGAATTTTTATTTAGTTTTTACTAAAAGTCGTAAGAGGTTTGATAAATATGTTAAAGTTAATAGAATTAAGAATAAAGTTATTATAGATATAAAACAACAATTAGAAGAATATGATATTTCTTATGTGGATTATAAGGAATATTTTAATTTAATTATTTATACCAAAATAAAACATTCATTATCTAAAAAGAAAGATATTTATTATATCCCTAATTTTTCCAATAAAGAATTAAAAATAGAAGATGTATTTAAAATAAAAAAATTACTTGAAGGAAATGTAAACTTTAATATTTTAATATTTTTTGATGAGTTTAAAGATAATGAAGATATTAATGAATCTATACTTAGTAATATGAATATTTTTGATGCTTCACAAATACTTAAAAGTTATTAATTTTTTTTAATATATAGTTATATATTCTTTTTTTAGTAAAAAATCTAATTAATTATAATTATGTTTGATGAAATGAGCTTCTTATTTAATGTTGATCCTTATATAAAAAATAGGTATAATACATCATCTAAAACTGTTAATAGTAAAAATCCACCTGAGATTTTTAAATCTGAAATAGAATTAGATAATTTTACAGGGAATTTTAAATTACAAAAATATATTATAAATAAATCAGAAACAGAAAATTATATAAAAAATGATGTTAATAAATTATATACTAAAAATAATCCATATTTAGAATATATAAAATTTTGTAATGAACCAAATACTGCAAAATCATTAAAATTATCTAGTACTGATTTTGCATATTTAAGAGATATTGGTGTATTACCAATAAATAGATTAATGATACTTAGAAGATATCCAGAAGGTACAACTGTTCCAGTAGATTTGAATAAACTACCAACTGAACCAATTGCAACAATAATAGGATGGGTTAAGAAAGATGCAGAAATTTTAAGTTTTAGTTTCCATGAAGTATGGCAAACTCATACTAAACCTTTAGATAAATTACTTGCAGAAATTATTAAAGATGAATTTGGACCAGATATAACTTCAGTTGTACCTATTCCAGGATGGGGTCTTGGCTTTATGTTTCAAATATTATATAATATGGGTTTAACAGAATATAACAAAAGAAATATACCCATAGGTGATCCAAATTTATTAAAAGAATCTATAACAAGACCACATGAAGATTATGGATTGGAATCTTCATTTGATTTTATTCTTGAAACATCTTATGAACAAAAATATATTGCAGGGGTTGACCCTAGTACTGTACATTTAGAAATATTAAATAATTTATTAAAAATGGGAACATCAGATGTTACTGTAATTGGTAAACCTGATAGTATTATAATTGACAAATTAAAAGCAGCAAATGCAAACCCAACAAGTGGTGGTGGGTGGGGTGAATTAGTAGGTTATGTATTTAATGAATTTGTAACAGCATTAAAAACAACATTAAAAGAAGTTAGTGAGGATATTGTAGATTTTGTAAAAATAATTAAAGATCCTGGACCACCATTACGAGAAGATAATGAAAAAGATAAACCATATCAAAAAAGGGTAGATGCATATGAAGCAGAAAAGGAAAGAGAAACACGTGCAGCATTAACAGGTGGTACTGCTGCTTTTTCTAAAAATTTAACAAATTTATTAGACACCGAATTAGTAAAAACTATATTAGCATCAACTGTTGCAAGATACCAATGGCCATTAAGAGGTTCAATATCTATGTTTACAGGTGAAGCAAATACACCTTGGCATTTAACAATAGGTAATCCTTATAATCCACTTTTATCAATGAATAATATATATTGTAGTAATGTTACTGTTAAATATGGTAAAGATATGGGATTTAATGATATACCAAGAACACTTGATGTTACAGTAACATTAAAACAAGGTAGATCATTAGGTAAGCAAGAAATATATTCATTATTTGGTATTTCTTATCAAAGAAAATATAAAAAAGTTTAAAAATAAACTAATAGTTAAAAAGTAATTAAAAAATATGAGATTTTATTCTTTTGAAAATTTAAAATTGGATTTTACAGGACATTATGACCTATTTGAAAAAACAATAATTAATATACCAAATTTGGCATTTGATGTATTTGTTGTAACTGATGATTTTAAAGGTAGATTAGATTTAGTATGTAGATTTTTACACGGAAATACTGATTATTTAGAAGAATTAATGACAGTAAATAATATAATAAATCCATATTCAATAAAACCAAATGATACTATAAAATATTTATCTGATAGTTCAAATTATCAATTATTATATCAGAGTGATCCAGAAAAAAATGATAAAAAGGATTCTATTTTAAATATGAATAAAAATAAATCTACTAAAAAAGATCAAAATAGAATTGGTTCACCACCAACTATTAAACCAGATAATTTAAGACAAATTGATGTTAATCATTCAAAGAAAAAGATAACTATTATAAATAAATTTAAATAAAAATGCTTAAAGTTTTAGAAAGACCTAGTATAATTCTCAGAGATTTATCACTAAATTATCAAGATACTATTGGTGATGATTTAGCGGATACTTATGCAGCTGATATAGGTAGATTTCCTTATTTACAAATTGCGGGGTTAGTTATTCAAACTACTGATACTACAAAAATTGTATTATATAATGATCAATTTTTACCTAAGATAGAAGTATTTTTTAAAGATCCAACATTTAAATTATTAGACCCATTATTTCCTTTAGATGATACCATTATAAGTTTATTTATACAGTCAAGTAGTGAACTTTTACTTCCAATAAGAATGGATTTTAAAATAACAGAATTTAATGTGATTAAATCTGATAATGATATTAATTATGTTTTAACAGGATTATTAGATGTCAATTATCTTTATTTTCAATCATATAATACATATTTAAAAACAAGTTATGATTTATTAAAAGAAATTGCATCAAAATCAAAATTAGGTTTTGCATCAAATATAGATAATACAAATGATTTAATGATGTGGATTAATCCAGCTGATTCAAATTTAGAATTTATTCAAAATGTAGTTAAACATTCATATAGAAGTGATGAATCATTCATGTTATCTTATATAGATTTTTATTATAATTTAAACTATGTTGATATAGAAGTTGCTTTAAATGAAGATATATCTGAAATGACTGGTATTTATTTTGCAGCAAATTTAACAAGAGTTAAAGATGAATCAGAAACAAAATTATTTTTAACTGATCATCCAGATAAAGTAAATACAAATATGTATATTCAAAAATATAATTTATTAAATAGTACAACAAAAATTAATTTAGATATTGGTTATCAAAAATATTTATCTTTTTATGATAAAAATGGAAATACACAATATCAATTTATTATGGACACAATATCAACACCCGGTCCAAGTGGTAAAAATGTTATATTAAAAGGAAATGTTGGTAAAATATCTGAAATTGCAGCAAATTCACAAGATGGTGAATTTTTAGGTGCATTTGATTCTGATAATGTTCATCCAAATTATTTATATGCTGGTGTACAAAATACACAAAACTTGGAATTTATACAAAAAGTTAAAATGAAAATAACATTAGGAATGATAAATTTTAATATTTATAGATTTCAAAAAATAGAAGTAAGATTTTATAAATTAAAAGAAATAAATAATGATAATACTATCATGGAATTAAATGAAAAAACAGTTAAAGCTGGTGCAGGTAAAGATTATGATGAAAAAAGAATAAACCAACGATTATCAGGTGAATGGTTAATAACTGCTATTAATTATACATTTAATAAAATTGGTGGATTTCAACAAGATATAACATTAGTAAGAAGAGAATTAGGATTTAATGAAAATGATTTTAAATCTTAACTTTTATATATAGAAATAAAATAAATAGTTTAAAATGGCAGATGATATTTTTGGTAATCTTCTTGAAGGTATAGAACCAGATGAAACACCTATACAAAAAGTACCATATTTATATACAACAAAAAAATCTATTGGTTATGCTGATGGATATAGTAACTATTATAAAAATTTAAATACTGAACAAAAATCAGGTGTACATTTACCAAATGGTAATATGGTAGTAAATAAATATACTGGTCCATTATCATCACCTGATAATAATTTTGAACAAATTAAATCAGTTGGTATACCAAGTATGTTAGATAATCATAGTAGTAAATTTAGAACTATTAATGGTTATGGTGGAACATCTAATAATTTTGAAGATCCAACATATTTAATTTTTGATTTAATGATATTGAATTCAGAATCATCACTATTTAGTAATAATACAAGACAATTTATTCTTGATTATTCAAAATTAGTACCTGAATTAAATGAAAGATTGAGCTATTGGAATGAACTAACAAATAGATTATTACAAATATTTCCCGGTGATTTTGATACAGAAGGTACTGAAAAAAGTGGAACTAAAAGACATTATATAGAATCAATAGGTGGTTTGGGTGTTTTAACAAAACCAATTATTGATTATCCTACAGAAGTAATAACATTTACTGTAACAGAAGATGTTGCTATGACATTACAATATTTAGCTGAATTATATAATAATTTAATATATTCATATGATACACACCGTTATTTGATACCTGATAATTTATTACGTTTTAATATGAAAATTACCATAAGAGATGTTAGAAATATGAAAAATGATAAAAATGAAGTTAATACTAATATATCTAAATTTGTATATGTTTTACATGATTGTCAATTTGATTTTATGTTAACTAATAGTTTTGGTGCAGATATTAGAAGGGGTGGATTAACTGCAGGTGCTATTGGTGTATCTGCAGGTGGAACTATAAGTATGAATTTTAAATCATATAGTAAAATAACAGCACCATTATTAATATCAAATTCAAAAATAATAGATTTTAAAGAACGTGATATAAATTATAATTATGAAACTATTTTTGATGGTGATTATAAATCAAATGATTATGTTATTGAACAAGAAAAATTAAATCAAGATAAAAATAATATAACATACAGAAGTAACACTGATATTTTTTCAGGTGATAAAAGTAAATTACCAGGTGGTATTCAATTTCCTGAAATAAATACAAGTATAAGAGGATTTAAAGATAAAATAAAAAATGAAATAGTAGAAGTTAGGGATGTTATTATTAATAAAGTTTATGAAGAAGTGAACACACTTATTACAACAGGTGAAAGATTTTTAGGTGAAAAATTAGGATTTACTATTGGTAAAACAAATGTTTATTATAATAGTTTAGAAGAAAAAGTTACTACATTTTCATTTTTATTTGCTGATTTATTAGATAATAAAGTAGATGAATTACTAGGTAGAGATACTGATATTAATAAGAAAACAGGAAATGTATATGGTAAACAAGTAGCAGTTAGAGAAAGTACAAGTGATAGACAAAATAATAATACTAATAGATCAAGAACAAATGCAAAATATCCAAAAGGTGATGTACATATAGATGGTAAATATAATGAAAAATATCCAGAAGGAACAGTACAACCACAAGGTAATTATAATGAAAAATATCCAGAAGGTGATGTAAGTGTTGATGGGGTTTATAATGAAAAATATCCAGAAGGTGATGTAAGTGTTGATGGGGTTTATAATGAAAAATATCCAGAAGGTGACGTACATATAGATGGTAAATATAATGAAAAATATCCTAATGGTGATGTAAATGTTGATGGTAAATATAATGAAAAATATCCAAAAGGTGATGTGAATGTTGATGGGAAATATAATGAAAAATATCCAGAAGGAACAGTACAACCACAAGGCAGATATAATGAAAAATATCCTGATGGTGATGTACATATAGATGGTAAATATAATGAAAAATATCCTGATGGTGATGTACATATAGATGGAATTTATAATAATAATACACCTAATGGAAATATATATAATATTAAATATAAATCTTTACCACCTAATAAAGATTTGGGTAATATATATAAAAATAACAATTAATAATGGAAGATTTTAGTAAAAAAGAATATATTGGTGTTGTTGAAGATAATAATGATCCTAAAAGATTGGGTAGATGTAAAATTAGGATACCATATACTTTTGATGTTATGCCATTAGAATACTTACCTTGGACTTCACCATATATTGAACCAAATGGAAAATCATTTTCAGTACCACCTTTAGGTAAAGTTGTTAGTGTATTATTTATGGGTGGTAATCTTTATATGCCTTATTATAAATCTGCACAAAAATATAATTTAAATTTACAAGATAAATTAGAATCAATATCAGATGAAGAATATACTAATTTTATTTCAATTGTATTTGATCATAGATATAGAATATATTGTGAACAAGAAGGGATAACATTAGATTTTTTAGTAAATAAAATAAGGATAGATAAAAGTTCTATTAATTTAGAATTAAAAAATAATGATGGTAGATTAAATTTAGGTACTGCTAGTGCAGATCAGGCTGCAGTATTAGGTGATCATTTTATAATGGAATGGTTTACTGATTTTATGAAAATATTAATAAAACCAACAACTTTAGTTGGAAATTTAGGAGCACCTATAATAAAGACTGAATTAGATTTACATATACAGAAGTTCTTAAATAATCCTAAAAAATTTATATCTAGTAATGTTTTTATTGCAGATAATAATAAAGTAGATAAATTAGAAAGAGATACAATAACATCAGAAGTAGAACATGATGATACACAATTTGTTACACCAAAATAATTAATTAAATATGGCTAATGTTTTAATAAAAGAATTTACTTATAGAACTAATATGGATATGAATGGTATTAATATATCAGCATATGGTGATGGTGTTTTTATTAAAGAAATAACATATTCAAATGTAACATTTACTCCAGATACTGCATTAAACAGTTTTAAATTTTCAGCAGAAAATTTTGGTTTATTAAATGATAATAATACAATAATGTATGAAAAAGATAAAACATTACCAATAAATGAACCAACTGCATCACAAGAAAATTCATTTAAACCAAATGAAAATAGTATTAATACTGGTGTAAATATAGAATCAACTGTATTAATTAGTGATAATGCTAAAAAGAGAATACAAAAAAAACAGGAAAAGGATAAAAAAGAATTAGAAGATTCTATACCTACAATAACTATATCAGAAGAATTGGCTAAATCTAAATTAAGTGAATTAAATATACCTAAATCACAAGTATCAAAAGAAATAGATTTATCAAATACATCATTAAAAGATGTAATAAATACATCTACAACTAATTTATCAACATTTGATTTATCTAAAATAAATGAAACAAATTTAAATTTAGATTATTTATTGGCATTAGGATTTACAGTATTTGCAATAAGTTTTATTACTAAATCAATAATAAATAAAATAAAAGATATTGATAAAAAAACAAAACAAAAAAAGAAAAATAATACACAAAAAAATACATTAAATAATACACTAAATACTTCATCACAAGTAACAACACCTACATCAGTAATAACACCAACACCAAATGTTACTGGTAATGATAGTTCTAATTATAATAAAATTGATCAATATGGTAAAAAGAAAGGTTCTGATAAAAAAAGAATTAGTAATAGTAAATATTCTGTTGATAAAAGAAATAGAACAGATGTATTAAATTCTACTAAAACAGTATCCACAAAAAAAAGGACTATCTCTTATAAAGATAATCCTAATTATGGTAGATATTATTAATTATTTTTTAAATAGATCTTTATTTATCATTTTTAATGCTTCTAAAACAGCATCTTTAGTTCCATCAATTACTACATCATATAAACTATAAACATTATTATGTTTAGGTGAATTGTCCATATATTTTGAATTATTTAATAATTCATCAATATCTGATTGATATTTTAAATAAAAATTAAATATGTCATTATCTTCTATAATACCATCGATCATATTAGCATCTTTACCAGAAGAAATGTAATCAGAAATAAAATTTTCAATATCAATCATATTGATATTGTCATTGCTATTATTTTTTAAACTATCTTCAATCAGTTCAATTAATCCACTTTTTAGTTCAGTGTATTTATTACCAATTCTTTCTTTTACATCATCTAAATCAATTTTTTCAAAAATGTAATTTGTAAATTTTTTAATTTCCATATTTATATATTGTCATTTGTTAGATGGTCAATTTTACCATCTTTTAATAATTGTATTAAAACACTAAACAAATCTTCTTTTGATACATATTTTTCAACAAAACGCATTGCCATTTCTTCTGTTATTTCACCGTTTTTTATATCACTTAATAATTTTGTTATATATTGATTATAGTGTGCATTAGTTTTAATATCTTTGGTTTTAATATCTTTGGTTTCTCCTTGAAGACTTTTTAAATAATCTTTTTCACCTGGTGATAAATTTTCTTCACCAAATTTACTTATTTTATCTAATATCCAATCTAATTGTTTATCAGACTTAGCTTCACAAAATAATTTAAAAGTTTTCATATTTTTATATATTAAATTTCAAAACCAATATTACCATTAATTGTTACTATATGTTCAAATATTCCACCACTAATAATTCCATCATACATTATACCTTCTTTCCAATATCCATTTATAAAATTACCTTTATACCAATTTATATTTAAAATAATTCCATTAAAAAAAGTACCAGAATACCATGAACCATTTGAAAAAATACCACCATACCAAGTACCATTTTCCCAAATACCATTTTCCCAAGTAACTAAACTATTATCTATTGATGGATAATTAACACCTTCTACGATATTTAGTTTTGAATGAAATTCACCATTAGTAAATTTACCATTTTCCCAAGTTGCTCCACTATTTTTATAATCAGTACCAAATAATGTACTAATAGTACTTTGTGATGAAGTTAAATTACCATTTTTCCAAATACCATTTGAAAATTCACCACCTAAAAATTCACCATTATACCAAACATCACCTAAAAAATATCCATTATAAAAATTACCATTATACCAACAAGAATTATTTATAAAACCATTTCTAAAATTACCACTAATTATTTTAGAAACATTCATCCATCCATCAATAAATTCACCTCCCTGGAATATAGGTGATATTATATTAACTGGAAAATATGATACTATATCAAATTCATCAGTTACACCACTCATATAATAATATGTTTCACCACTATTATATAATGTAAGTCCACTTATTAAATAATCAGTATTATTATTTATTATAAAATCCAAAGTTATTTTATATGGGATAGTTATTCCAGTACTTACTTGTGTTAAACCAAAAATACCATAATTAAAAATTCCACCTTCCCAAACACCTGATAAAAATTGTGATTTATTAATATCAACTCTATTGATATATAATTTTCCATCCATCATTTCATTTTCATCTATATCATAACTGAACCAATTTCCTTTTTTCCATCTACCACTATGAAAAATACCAGAATACCACGTACCACCTTCCCATGTACCATCAATCCAATCACCTTGATACCAAACTAATCCGTTTTTATCTTCACCAATTATAGCATTTTCAACTTCTGCATTTAAGAACCAATTATATTTAATTTTAATATCATCAATACTCATACCACCAACCATTCTAAATGTTGGGTTATTAAAATCAACCCCTATTAATTCTATATTTACATATTGTGTAGTACCTGTCATTTCTAAATTATTTTATTTATTTTTAAGTAAATCTATTTCAATTTGTTGTGTATCAACAATTGTTTTTAATTCTTTGATACTTTCAATTAAAATTGCTACCATTTTATCATATTCTACCATTTTATATGTTTCATTAGTATTTGAATCTGGGATGTTATAAGTTCTAACAACATCAGGAAATACGAGTTCAACTTCTTGTGCAATTAAACCAACATTTGTTATTCCTGTATTAAAATATCCAACTTTATATGCATCATCATTATATCTAAATGTATAACCTGTTATTTGATTAATTTTATTAAGTGTATTTGTTATTTGATTTAAATCTTTTTTAAATTTTTGATCAGATGCAGGTGTTCCATAAGTTAATCTTTTAGTTGTTGTATTATATGCAACATATGTTGTTTCTGATGCAGATGATAAATTAGCAAATATATTAGTACCTACACCTTGGTTAGAAACAGTTGTACCACTAAACCCTAGATAAACACTACCAATAGGTGAAATACCACCATATATAAACACACTACTACTATTAATACCATTATTACCACTACTAACATACACATTACCACCCCTATTACCAGTGGCAGATCCACCTGCGTTACCACCTGTGACGTAGACATCACCACCAAAACCATCTAAACCAGTTGAACTAGAACCACCTTCACCACCTTTAAGGTTTAAACTTCCACCATTCCCACCACTTGCTGAACCACTACTACCAGCACCAGCTCCACCAACAACATTAACAGTACCACCAACAGTAGAAGTTTCTATACTATTTGTTTGACCTACTATGTTTAATGGATTTGTTGTAAGTCCGTTTGAAATTGTTATAGTTCTAGTTCCACCAGATGAAAAAGTAATACCATTATTTATATTTGCCCCTCTTCTAAGTTTATAATTTGCATCAACATATAAAATTTGTTCTGTACCAACTATTGTAGGAATTGTAGTTGCATTACCAATATAAATTGAATTGGTATTACCAGTACCAATGTAAATACTACCATTTCCACCACCTGTTGTCGACCCAACACCACCTAAACCACCATTAATAAATACACTGCCACCATAACCACCATCATCTTCACCTTCACCACCAAAACCACCAGTTATAGAAACTTTACCCCCTGGTCCACCTCTACCACCATACAAACCATCACCACCTTCTAATACTATATTTCCACCTGCATGGGATTCACACTCCCAATCACCTTCACCACCATAACCCCCTTTTAATTTTAAAAGCCCACCAAAACCACTACTTGTTTCACTATAACCACCATCACCACTCATAATAGTTAAATTTCCACCATTCCCAGCACTTATATTACTATCACCACCCCTTCCACTAGAAATATTTAAATTTCCACCTACTGCACCATCACTATTTGAATCTAAAACTTTAATTGATTTAGTTCCACCTGTTGAAAAAGTAATACCACTACCAATACCAAGAATACCAGTATTAGTTGTATATGTAAAATTATTTGTACCTGTTATTATACCATCACTTGACCAGACAGTAACTTGATTATTTGATGTAATACCTAGTTTAGTAACATCACTACCACTACCCCCACTATCATAACTCAATTTACCAGTTGTAGAATCATAATAAACAACATATGGAGTTGAAATATTTGGTAGTACACCAATACCAGATTCAGTACCAAAATATATATCCCCACTTATTCCATTTGTACCTTCACCTAGTCCACCTAGTCCACTATAAATATAAACATTACCACCAACTCCACCACCATTTGCACTTCCACCATTACCACCCTTTATTGTAGTATTACCACCTGCACCACCATTCATACCAGCACCTGCACCTAACCCACCTGATATACTTATAGTACCACCTGCACCACCTGTCGTATTTCCACCACCACCTACACCACCTAACACACTAACTTCACCACCATCACCACCAACCCCACCGAGACTATCATCATCACCACCACCACCACCTTCTAATACTAGATTTCCACCTACTGCACCATCACTATTTGAATCTAAAACTTTAATTGATTTAGTTCCACCTGTTGAAAAAGTAATACCACTACCAATACCAAGAATACCAGTATTAGTTGTATATGTAAGACTATCATCACCTCTTAAATCATATTCTGAATTATTCCAAATACCAATTCTATTATTTGAAACTGTACCTACTTTAATGACATTACCTAAACCACCACCACCACTATCTTGAATATTCCATTTATTTTTATCCCACATTAGTGTTATAAATTCTGTTGATGTTGTTTCAGTATATATGGACTTTATTGTATTATCATTTGAATCTTTTATATCAATTGTATATGATGTTCCACCAATTACATATAAATTAATACTTATGTATATAATATTAACATCAATAGATTCTAAGTTATCTAATTTTACTACATTTGATATAATACCACCACTAGACACACCACTAATAATTACATATTGGGTATTATTATCAATTGTATCAATAACACTGGTAGTAACTGAATATGAATGTTCTATGGTTGTACTATTATTTGTTAGAAATTCAATAGGTAACTTATCATTATCATCAAGTGTGGCAATTCTTGTAATACCACTATTACCACGAAACCACATGCCTTTGGAATTTTCATTGATGTTTAAAAACAATTCACCAGTATAAATGTCAGTATTTAACCACCCTGATGTATGGTCATTATTGTTTGGTATTGTGGGTTGTTGGTTTAAAATTTCAGTTTTTTTCTGTATTATTCTACCCCCTTTTATTATCTTTGCCATCTATATGTACTTTTTTTTTAATTTTCATTCGAATCAAACACTATATTACTATTATAAATATCATTATCATAAACATCATTATCATAAATATTACTATCAACTACATTAAAATTATCACCACTCATTAAACTATGTACTTTAACAGGTATTGATGTTTTATTATTTTTACCAATCTTAGTAATTTCAATAGGTGTATATGTTAATCTTTTGTCTGTAAAATTAGCTGGGTTATATATTTTTAATGTAAATACAGTATTTTCATTTTCAAATAATATTCCAGTTAAAACATCCCTTATATATTGATTATCTACCAAATTTTCAAAGATACCTGCATATGTTCTGTAAATATCTTTTAAAATTTGAACACCTAATTTTCTATATTCTTCTATATATAAATTTTCAATGTTCACATAACATTGATATAATAAATTTGAAATATCTTGTAACATAAAA